ATTAGAGATGACTTCTGATGAAAATGGTAAAGTAACAGTTACTACTGAACCATTAGAGGAAGAAGAAATTTTACCACCAGATGATATTGATGTTGAAGATGTTTCTGTTGAAGGAGAAGAAATTGTTCCATTAACAGATACAAATGAAGAGGAAATTGAAACTAATTCTGAGGAAGCTGCTGAAGAAGAAACGGTAGAAGAACAGCCAGAGGAATCTGAAGCGCCTACTGAAGAAGAAACAACTGAAGAAGAGACTGAAGAAACTCCAGAAGAAGAGGAATCTGAAGAAGTCGAAGAAGTTGAAGAAGAAAGTTTCAATGGCGTAGCTGAAAGCTTCATGAAGAGAATTTATCATAATGTAAATAACTTCAAAACAACAGCAGTTAAAGAATCAGGCGATACTTTAATGATTGAAGGTTTAATTACATTTAATTCTGGTGCTTCTAAGAAAACAACATTTAAATTTAAACCTGAATTATTAAATAATAAACAAGTTCGTTTATTAGGTTTAAATGAAACATTCTCTAATAGAAAAAATTCTTTCAATGTTAGAGGAAATATTGTTGGCAAGAAATTAGTATTTGAATCAATGAGATATAATTATGTTGCCAAGAATAAGTTAAATGAATCTATCCAAGTAAAGGGTAGAGAAGTTAACAAAAAGAAATAAGAAGGTGTAATACCATGGCTGATTATATAACAGATAGAAACAGTTATGGTTCATTAATAAGACCTGATACCAAATTACATAGAAAATGGTTTAACGAAATGGTTAAATTATTAGGTGTTCAAGTTTTATATATGCAACCATTAGAAAATAAAACTTATAATCTTCATGGTGAATTAACATCTGATTATAAATGTCCTATAAAAGTTGGTTGTATTTTTGAAGAACATATAGCTCAAAAAACAGCCAAGAAATTAGGTTGGGATTCGGAATTAGTAGATAATGCAGCTTTAATACACGTACCTTATGATTTAGAAGGATTACAGATTGGCGCATTATTTAAAATTCCAAGTGCATTTGATTACACAAAAAGTAGATTGTTTAGAGTTGTAAGAATGTCTGCTGCTATGATTTATCCTGCTAGTATTACTTGTGAAATCGTTCCAGAATATGAAGATACTGAAGCAAGGGCTAATGAAGAACAATTTAAACACACTGATTTTAATGTTTTAAATGATGAAGATAACCTTTGAGGAGGTATTCAATAATGATTATTCGGAGAAGAGTTTTATTAGAAGCAGAAGATAATATTCAACGCGATGAAAATGGCGACGTTATTTTAGATGCAACACAAAAAGCAGTAGAAGATAGTGCTAAACGAGAAGAAATAAAAAATCTTCTTGAAACAGAAGATAAGTGAGATTTAAGTAAAATAGCAGAAAGATTTAATAAAGCTAATACTAAAGATCGAGAAAAAATCTTAGATGCAACGGTATTACATTTTGTTTATAAAGATAAAAAAGAAGATAATTATAAAAATTTTGAGCAGTTAGATTTTGCTAATGTAAAATATCCGTGAATTCAAGCTTTAGGATTTGAAACTTTTAATCAAAAATTATTTCCATTTTTTGCATTTATAAAAAATACAAAAGCAAAAAATGTTATTAGTAATAATAATGATGCCTTTTTAAAATCTTATAATTATATATTAGATAATAAAAATTTAACATTTATAAAATTAAGTAATCCTAAAGCAGAAACTACTAATATTATCTTTGTAAGTGATTTATACTCAAAACCAGATTATAAAGCTATTGCAGATCTTTATTATAGAATAAATTATAATGAAAAATGGAAAACAAACTTAGATTTTATTTTAAAAGATACTGCTAATAAAGAAAATCATAATATAAGAGCTCTTTTAAGTGGTTTTAGACAATTTGTTAATACTAAATCTGAAGATATAGATAAATTAAAATTTAAAACATTTATTTTTTATAAGATAATTAATTATGAAGATTTTAATGTTAATAGTAAGGTAAGAGATTTAAGTATTATAAAAGCTATATTAGAAGCATTAGATGAAAATATTAAATTTAATAATGCTAGTGATACAGCTAAAAAAGCTCTAAAAAATGTAACTAAAAAAGAAGATATAGAAGCATTGGCTAAAAATTTTACTAAAGAACAAGCTCAAATAGCAATGCCAATTTTACAACAAACAATTAATGGTTAATTATGGTTTTAACAGTAATTAATAAAACAAATTATAATTTAGATTATTTTGTTAAAGTTTATTTAGTTGGCTATATCTATAATACAGTTCAAAACAATTTAAATCAAACGAGGCTTAAATTATTTGATAATTATCTTAATATAAATTCTCGTGAAGTTATTTTGTTAGCTTTAAGAAATTTAGATATTACAAAACAAGCTGTAAATTCATATAAAATTTCTATAAGTAAAATAAAAACTTATAAAGATAAATCTTTACATGAGTGAATTAATTTAATAACTTACGGAAATAGAGAAATAAAGGGCTACCCGATAGTATTAAATATCTTTAAAGAAGTGCAAGAAAATATTACTGGGTTATATAAAAGATACCTTAGATTTGGCAAGAGAGGTTAAGTATGGCGATTAGATATTATGATGAGGCTTTAGTTGAAAAAATAAAAAGTTGGGTTAAAGATCCTAATATGAAAGTATTAAGTCCAAATGATTCAACTAGATTATTTCAATTAAAAGCAGATTTAAATAATGATAAACCTTTAACTTTACCTTTTATAGCTATTTCTCGTGATAGTGATATTGAGATTATTAATACTAATAAACATGCTCTTACTTATGATGGTGCTCATTTAGAAGTAGATGAGGATAAATCAAAACAATTAAATGCAATTCCAATTAAAATTTCATATCAATTAGATATATATACGAAATACTTTGCCGAGGCAGATGAATATCTTAGAAATTTTATTTTTAATTTAATCAATTACCCAAGACTTAGTATTGAAATTCCATATAATAATAGTAAAATAACACATAATTTTACTATTCAATTAGATTCAACTGTCTCTGATAATTCAGATATTCCAGAAAGATTAATAGCTGGTCAATTTACAAGAATGTCATTAAAATTTTATATTGATGATGCATATTTGTTTAGTGTACCATTTATGAAGAATTGGAAAATCGAAGTTGGGGAAGTTGAAATATTCAACGAAAAGGAGAAAAATATTTTAAATGCCTAAAATTGTAATTAGAGAAAAAGAACAAGTAACGGCCGCTCCATTAGATATTACAGAAAATGTAGTATTTGTACCAGTATTTACTAGAAATACAAGCCCAAAAGTTGTTGATAAATTGAATTTATATGAAAAAGCAACAAATTTTGAATCTGATTTTGGTGGTGATTATATTGTTAAATTAAGTGATGTTAACGATCGTTCATTTGTTTTAGCAGAACAATGCTTAAATTTAGGTTTAAAAGTTTTAGCTTATGGCGTTTCGGCTTCTGAATTTGTTTCTAAGCCAGTATCAAAAACGATAGAAACTACTGCAATTGATTCTGTAAAAATTAAACCAGGTCTTTCTTCTGGTATATCCTTATTTTATAAGTCAAGTGCTGTAAGTTCCTTTTATCAAGGTACTTCAAATATAAATGCAAGTATAGCAAGTTATGCAGCAAGTACATCTTTTTCATATTCTTATTCATCGATTGGTTCAGAATATACAACTTTTATACCAGAAAGAATGGCGTTTACTACTTCATCAGGACCAGTTTCAGCAACTAGTTGTGAAGGAACCATTTCAGATAATGTATTAACTATTAGTGCTAGTTTTGATACAGCAGTAACAATAACAAATATAGAGGCAGAAATTTGTAAAGCTGTAATTAGTAGTTCTTTTGCAGTTACTTCAAATGATAATGGAGAAATTATTATTACTGGTAAAAACGGTAATGTCGATGTTACATTTGATCAAAATAATGATGATATTATTATTGATAAAATAACATATAATTATATAGCTAATCCAGACGAAGTTGCTACTGAAGCAATGCAAAAAGCTTTAGGTACAGCATTAGATTTAATAGAGAGTAAAAACCTTTATAATATTAAATTTATTACTGCTGGAGGTTATGCTTGTGATACATTAGCTACAAAGATGGGTAATGTAGCTGCTAAGCGTGGAGATTGTCTCGCATTAATTGACCCAGAAAAAGATATAAAAATCGCAAATGTTGTAAAAAATATAAGCTCGATTACTTCTAGTACAAATAAATATTGTGCAGTATTTATGCCATGGTGCGCGTTTAAATTACCACAAGATGTAACGAGAGCTTCTTCTCGAGATGCAGAATATGTTTTACCAGGTTCTGCTGCATACTTATTTGCTTATGGTAGAAGTGTACAAACAAACGCTAATTGATTTGCAGCTTCTGGTCTAGCTAGAGGTTCTGTACCAAATTTAGTAGCTCCATTGGAAGAAGTAACAGAAGCTCAGATGCACATTTTACAAGGCGATAATACAGATGATGATACTGCAGGGCCGGCTAATGGTATACATGATTTTATTAACCCAATTATGCAGATTGGTATCTATGGTTATAGAATCTGGGGTAATAGAGTAGCTCATATGGAAGAGGATGAAAATTCATTCTTCAAGTTCTTAAATGTCCGCATGTTATTATGTGATATTAAGAAAACTTTATATGCTGCTTCATTATCAAGTACTTTTGAACCAAACGACGATGTAACTTGGATTAATTTCAAAACAAAGTGCTCTGGTACTTTAGATAGAATGACATCTGGCAGAGGCTTAAATTGGTATAGATGGAGAAGAGAACAAACCACTCAAAAGGCCACAATTAAAGCTATTTTAACAATTTCTCCAATTGAAGCTGTAGAATATTTTGATTTAACTGTATTCTTAACAGACCAAGATGTAGAAGTTGCCGAAGAAGAATAATGGAGGGTAATTAAATGTCAACATTTGGAACATACCATTTAGCAGATAATCCATTAGAATTCCAACCAGTACGTAAAAATAATTTTAGATTTATTGTTTCTGGTTTAGATGGTTTATTAAAAGTTGGGGAAGACCCAGCCGATGAGCGTTCTTATATTAATGGCGCTCAAGATATTATTGATTTTTCTGTAGTTAGTTTTGATCCCCCACACTTTTCTCAAGATGTAGTAGAAGTTAAACGTGGTAATAGTACAGTTTATTACGCTGGCACACCAACATTTGATACTAAGGATTTAGTTATTAACGATTTTGTTGGCGCAGATGGTAAATCTGTATTATTGGCTTGGCAAGCTTTATCATATGATGTAATTAATGATATTATCCCAAGTTCTAATATGTATAAGAGAGATGCTACTGTATTAGAATATTTACCAGATAATACATTAGTTCGTTCTTGGGAATTAAAAGGTTGCTGGGTATCTTCAGTTAGTGAAGATGGCTGGAATAATGAAGATGGTGGTAAGAAAACTGTTACTGCTACTATTCGTTACGATAGAGCTATTCCACATTTACCAGATTATAGATAATATTAATCTTATAAAATTATAAAATAATAAAAGGGTATTTAAATACCCTTTTATTGTATATTATTGTATATTATTATATTAAGGAGAGTTTTGATTATGAACGAAAATATTACTATTACTGAGGATTATAGCTTACCTTCTAAAGGCCAAATATATGCTAAATTAATTGACCCAGAAGTATGTTTAAGAAGTATGACAACAGCTGAAGAAATGAAGCGGTTATCAATTACAGATAAACCATATAAGCAACTTTCGGAGATTATAGAGGATTGTCTAACTAAAAAATTAGATATACCAGTTTATGATTTATGTGTAGAAGATTATCAATATTTATTACACAAATTAAGAGTAGTCACTTATGGGCCAGATTATAATGTATCAATTGTTTGTCCAGTTTGTGGCGAAATTTTTGATTACAGTATTAATTTAGATGAACTAGAAGTATTAGAATATAAGCCAGAGCTAAAAGAAAAATTTAAGTTAGATTTACCTAAGACTGGTCATTCTATAGAATTAAAGTTACAGACACCAAGAGATTTAGATTGAATAGAAAACAGAAAAAAGGAAATGAAAAAACAATTCCCAGAAATGCAGGGAGACCCAACAATTGTTTTATCAATAGTTTCTATTTTAAAATCTGTTGATGGTGAGGAATTAAATTCTTTTATGGCAGAAGAATTTGTTAAAAAATTACCTATGAAAGATGTAAATATTATTATTAACAGAATGAAAGATATTCAATCTCAATTAGGGATAAAATCAGAAGTATACTGCGAATGCACAAATTGCCATAATAAAATAAAAACACCCTTTCGATTCACCTCAGAGTTCTTTAGACCCGAAACTAACTAGAGATGGTAAACCGTATGGGCCAAATAGGTTTAAGGAAATAGTTAAAGAGTGTTATTTAATATCAAAAAATTGTAATACTTCTTATACAGATTTATTAAGTATTACACCAATAGAAAGACATTATTTATTAGAATTTATAGCTGATGAAATACAGCAAACAAAACAAGCTATAGAAACTCAGAAAAAAAGTAAGTTAAATTATTATAATAGATAGCGAGGTATATGTTAATGGCTATACAGGGGCAACCTACATCTGTAGATTTAAATAGTAGAAATGCAAAAGTTGGTCGTGGTATTGCTATCGACACATCTCAGCTTAGTATAGAATCTTCAGAAGATCATTTAAATGAAATATATAGATTATTAAATTTAAATGCTGAAGTTTGGGAAAATTTCACTAAAGATCAAAAAGATAGTTTAGGTTCTTTATTTGAATATAATCAAAAATTAGAAGAGCGCAAATTAAAACAACAAACCGCTAGTAAATTAAAAGAATTAAAAGCAGAACAAGCAAAGTCTGAAAAGATACAGAAATGAGCCAGCGATTTAAACGGTATTGTTCAACCAGATGGCGCCCTCGGTAAGGGCATAAGTGGTTTATTTGATAAGGTTGGTTTAGTTGGTGATCCTGCAACATTAGCAGCAGAAGCACTAATGGATATTGGCGGTGTTATAGTTGGTCAATTAGATCAATTATTTAATAGTTTGCTTAGCCGAATAGATCAAACAATAGATAAATTTGTAGAATCTCAGGAGAAAAATGAGTACGCTTTACTCGGTACAGGTAGAGAGTTAAATAAAATTACAGATACTCTACAAGGTACTTTTGGTGCTAGTCATTTAGTAAAACAAGAGGAAGTATACAACAATGTTTCTGAGTTATTACAGGCTGGTATAGTTTATAATGTAGAGCAAAGGGCCTTTTTGGAAACTATAGCAGATGATATGGGTGCTATATTTGATGGAAAAACAGGCTCTTTACCAAGATTAATTAACTTACAACGAGTTGATATATCTTCAAGTAGATTAGCAATGGAAGCTTCTTTAAAGGAGATGTTAAATGCTAACTACGAAAACTCCCAATATATTAAAAATAGTTTCCAAAGTGTATCTGATGCATTAATTGAAGCTCAATCTTTAATGACTGCTCAGAGTGGTATTCAAGTAGAATCAGTTATTCAGAAATGGTTGGGTTCACTTGAATCTGTTGGAATGAGCGCAAATACAATTAATAGCTTAGCAACAGCTTTAGGGCAATTAGGGTCTGGTAATATTAGTGCTTTATCAGGGTCTGGTATGGGCAATTTATTAGTAATGGGAGCTTCTCAAGCTGGATTAAGTTATGCTGATTTATTAACTCAAGGGTTAACCTCTGAAGCTACAGATTTATTAATGAGTGGTATTGTAAAATATATTTCTCAGATGGCTTCTGATACAAGCAATGTAGTTAAATCTGAGTATGCAAGAATATTTGGCATTAATGTTTCAGATATAGTTGCGGCAAAAAATTTAGGGGAATCTGTACAATATGGTAATTTAAATACTAACATTGAATCGTTATTAAGTTCTTATGGAGAATTAGTACCATTACAAACAAAATTTAAGAATGTATTAGAAAATTTTGTATATACACTTGGTACTAATGTAGCTGATGATGAATTTTCTTATTTAACTTATAAGGCTGGTAGATTAACTGGTGAATTTTTAGATGCATTATCAGAAGGGTCTGGAGTATTAAGTTTACTTACAGCACCACTTAAAGGTGCTTCTAAATTCGCTAGTACAGTGGGGTTATTATCAGGCGGAGTTAAAACAATAACAGATTTATTAGATTCTTTTAGCAACGCTGGTACATTTAAGGGCGATTATGGTGGGTTAGTAAGTGAATTTTTATCCTTAGGTGCAGCCACAAATGATTTAACTCAAAAAATAGTAACTTCTGGTTCTGGTCTTGGAATTATCGCTGGCCAAACAACATCTGAAGTGATAACTTTAGATAATATTATAAATAAAACGGCAGAAACCGCTAAAAGAACAAGTGATATGCTTGGTTCTGTTAAAGGAAGTGGTAATGAAACAGATTTATTAAAATCTGTAAGAACTGAAGCTATGAATAAAGAAGCTGAAATTATAGATGTTACTGCTGACACCTATGTTTCAGACCAAGATTTTTATCAAACTGTTAGTAATTTTATAAAAGATGATGCTAAACCATATTTTGATTTAATGACACCATATATTGAATTACAAAAAGATTTTATTCAAAATGAGGCGATCCCATTCTTTAACAGAGAATCTTATGAAACATATACTAGAATAAGTGAACTTGATAACACGGTTACTATAGGTGAAATAGGTAGTGATACTTCTACTTATATACAGGATATGTTAACAGTTACCGCTATTAATACAGAGAATATTTTCTTATTATTACAGATGTATTTAGGTGGTGGCAGTGAAACTGGTTCTTCTGCATTTGCTAGAACTTCTTTAACTACTGGGTTAACAAATAG